TTCGGTGGAAATACCGTAACAACTGCTTTAGATTATACTCTTTGGGCAAACGTAACTACAAACAATGCTTCAAGAACAAACGAGAACGGACAGAACGATAATTTTGTTCAGGTAGTTTTTACCATTCGTAATAATCCAAATTTAAACATTTCTATAAAAGACAATTTTATAAAGTATAATAATGTCATTTATAATATTGATAGCGTTTTAAATATTGACTTGGATAATATTGACATTCAAATACAAGCCACTCAAAGAACTTAATGGAAATAAAAGGCTTAAATAGTGTTTTGGCTAATATACGAAAGTACGGAAAAGAAGCTGAAAAAGATATTGAAGGAGTTACTGAATTAGTTGCTCGTAATATTGAAAAGAATGCTAAAAATTACGCTCCGGCAAACTTTGGTAAATTAGGTCAATCCATACAAGCGGTTAAAGATAATCCTTTAAATTGGAAGGTTGAAGCTGGTGGAGTTATTGCTCCTTATGCTCCATTTGTTGAATTTGGAACAGGTGGTTTAGTGGAAGTTCCTAACGAGTTAAAAGATCAGGCAATTAAATTTATAGGTAAAGGAATAAAGCAAGTTAATTTAAGGCCAAGACCTTATTTATATCCGGCCTTATTGCAAGGTAGAACAGAATATTTAGAGAAGTTAAAAAAAGTATTAGACAAATATGGTAAATCCAAATAAATACGTTAGGAAAGCTTTATACGATTCCATAATAGGCGATTATGATTGTTATGATATGCAAGTAACCGGCAATGATAATCAAACTGAATATGTTATTATTTCAACACAAGATAAAGAGATTGACAAAGCCACTAAATGCAATTATCAATGGGTTTCTTATACTCTTTTGGATATTGTAAAGATTTATAATGGCGCAGGGAATGTAGGTAGTAGATTGGTTAACGATGACATGGAAAACAATATATTATCATTAATTGAAAACGTTACTATTGATGGATTTACAGTTGTTAACCGGAGATATGAGTTCCCAAGTAATTTAGACAGTAGTACAGCAACACAAACAGTTTATCGTAACTTTATCCGAGTTATTTTAACATTAGAATAAATTTTATAATTATTTAGAATAAATATAAATAAAATTATTATCTTTGAATTTGAAATCATTAATTTATAAAAAATAGAAAATATGTCAATAAGAGGCGAAAAAGGAATACTTTACATTTGGGACACAGCAGCCTATAAGCCTGTTGCTTGTCTTACTTCAAATGGATTAAACACAACATTAGCAATGATTGAAAGCACAACTAAATGCTTTCCAGGTGTAGTTAAAAAAACGCCAGGAACATTTAGTTATTCAGTAGAAGCAGAGGGTGAATATATCGATACCACTACTGCTGGAGGTGATGATGCGAAAGCTTCACATGATGCTTTGTTTTTATTGCAACAAGACAAAACGTTAGTAACGTGGAAACTTGATACAAACGTTGATGATGCTACATCTGTTAAATACTATGGTGATGCTTACATTACTGATTTAAGTGCAACTTTTGGAAGTGGTGATGAGGTTACAACTTTCTCACTTACTTTAGATGGTGATGGTGCGATAGTATTAACAGATCCTAACGCTTAATGAAACAAATAACCTTAACTATTGGAGAAAAAGAGCGTGTATTTCATTTCGGATTAGGTTTTTTAGGAAACTTACTCGAAAGCGAAAACATAGCAATGAATGAGATTGATGCTAAATTAGCAGAGAATCCTTTTAAATGGATTCCCTTAATTATGTTTTATAGTTGTGCTTTTGGATTTAAACGTAGAAATGAATTTCCAGACTTTGATGCTTTTGATGTAGCAGAGTGGATTGATGAAGTTGGAATGGATAGCGAAGTGGTTACATCGTTTTTTCAAGCGTTTACTCAATCCTTAACAAAGGATGTTCCGGAAGATAAAAGCAAAAAAAAAATAGTAACGAAAAAATAAACTGGAGCGAGGATGTAATTTCTTTTGCCATTGGTGAATTAAGAATGTCGAGTTTGGAAGCGGTTTACGATATGACGTGGGCGGAGTTTCAAATTCGACTTTTTGCATATAAAAGGATTGATTTATATGATTGGCAAAAGTTAAGGGAGTTAATGTGGACAAGTTACATTGCACCGCATCAAGATCCAAAAAAAATGGTTAAACGCAAAGAAGCGTTTTTGCCTTTGAATAATGAAAAGCAAGTTAGGTCTGGTGTAACGGATGAGATGAAAGAAAGGTTTATGAATGAATTTAGAAAGTATCAAGAAAAAATAAAAGCATAATGGCAGGAGGTAAATTAACAGTTGAGATTGGAGCAGACATTACCGACTTTGAAAAGAAAATCAAAGAAGTTGAGTTTGATATAAAAGAACTGTCAAAGGTAAAACTTGATAGGTTAAAAGTTGGTTTAGATACTACTGAAATCAATTCGCAGATAAAAGATGCAAAGGCAAGTTTAAATAGCCTTAAAAGTACTGTAAAAGATACAGGGCAAACTTTTGCATCCGCAGCTCCAAAGGTTGCCAATGCGGGTAATACATTAACGCAGTTCAGTAGAATAGCACAAGATGCCCCATTTGGCATTATTGGTATTGGAAACAACATTACTGCTACTGCTGAAAGTTTCTCTTACCTTAAACAACAAACAGGAAGCACAGGCGGAGCGTTAAAAGCTTTAGGTTCTTCAATTATGGGTACAGGTGGAATCTTATTAGGTGTTTCACTTCTTACAACAGGATTGACTTTGTTGGCTCAAAGTGGTTTAACAGTTGGCGATGTAATTGATAAAATTACAGGAAACTTTGATGAGTTTAGTGCTGCATTAAATAAGGCAAATGAGGAAGCTGTAAAAAATTCATCTGCTGAAATATCAAACATGAATTCTTTAGTTGCAACTGCTAAAAATGTTAATTTATCAATGAATGATAGATTAATTGCAGTTCAAGAATTACAAAAACAATATCCTGGATATTTTGGAAATTTAACAAAAGAACAAATATTAAATGGCAATGTAGCTACAGCAGTACAAGGAGTTACAGATGCTTTAATAGCTAAAGCCAAAGCACAAGCATATACAGGCGAATTAGTTAAATTATCACAGGAAGAATTTAAATTAGAAGAAAAGAAATTACAGCTATTAGCTGAAAGAGCAAAATTAGAACAATCTTCAGCTGCTAAAAATGCTGCGGCTTTAGCTGCGACTGGTAAAAATCAAGATTTTGTAATAAATGCTGCAATTAGAAATACAAAAGCAATAAAGGATTTAGATGTTCAACTTTCTGAAAATGCTATTGAATTAGAAAAAAATGCTCAAGCACAAGCTAAATGGACTTCAAGAATAAATGAAAATGTAGCTGCAAGTATTAGGTTAAAACAAGAAGTTGAAAAACCGGTAAAAACATTTAACACTCAACAAGTAACAGGAATAGGAAATAATATTATTCCCGCTCCTTTATTTGATGTTAAAGGAATAGAAACTTTTAATGGTCAAGTTGATGCATTTGGAAATAAGATAAAAGAATTACCTGGTATAATAAAATCATCTTTAGTTCAAATTCCAAATGAAATTAATGCAGGTACTATTTTAATGATGGAGGCCTTACTTGAATTTAATAATGCTGCAAATGAATTAATTACAAATAGTATAGCAAATACATTTAGCCAATTAGGATCTGCAATAGGTATTGCTTTGGCAACTGGAGGCAATGTTTTAAAGTCTGTTGGCGCTACTTTGTTAAGTTCTTTAGGTAGTATTTTAACAAATATGGGGCAAATGGCAATAGAAATAGGAATTGGTTTAATAGCAATAAAAGCAGCTTTAAAATCTTTAAACCCTTATGTTGCTATTGCAGCAGGTGTTGCATTAATTGCTTTAGGTTCATTCTTTAGTAGTAAATCAGCATCTATTGGAAGCTCAGTGGGCAGTAGTGGTAGTGCTTCAAATTCATCGGGAGCAGGTGCAAACAATCAAAGTTTTTCTTCAAGTGGTTTTAGTGGTGGCGGTGGCGGTGGAACGGTAGTCTTTGAAATTGCAGGTCAAAAGTTAATAGGAGTTTTAAATAATACCTTAAACTCAAATAAACGTTTAGGGGGAACTTTAGGTTTAGGATAATGGCAAAAAAAATAATAATAGATTTTAGCGCACAGCCAATTATTGATGTAGTTGGATATAGTTATACTATAACTGTTGATTCATTTCCTATATATTATCCAACAGGTGATTTTGAATTAAAAGTTGATTTTATTGCTAATGGTGCGACACCAACAGAGTATTACGAAGTTGCAATAGGCACATCGCTTGATGAAACTTTACAAATATTATTAAGTTTTTTACGGCAAACATATCAAAATGATTTAATAAGTTATAGTTTAGTTAATAACACTATTGAAGTATTAATACAAGCGGATGCTGTTGTTACCATTGGTGAAGATTTAAACGAAAACATAACAATAACTACAGAAGATGTTGAGCCTTTTGGAACAAATTTAAAGTATTATTTATATTTTGATGATTATACACTAAATATTTATAAAAGCAATTATCAAGGAACTGCATCTGAAATATTTGGCACATTTACATTAAAAAAATCAAATGTTGAAACTATATTAGATCAGATTAGAGGAACAGGATTAGATTTGTCTTTAGAAGCAAGTCAAACATTAACCTTTGATGAATTTTTACTTGAAGATGAGTTTACATATAAAACTGAATTATTAAAAGGAAGTCAAATAATATTTGAAGGATACATTAAACCCGATGGATGTCAACAAAGTTTTGTTAATGATATTTGGTATGTTAATATAGAAAGCAATGATGTTTTAGGTGCGTTAAAAGACTTATCTTTTGTTCAAACAAATGGATTACCTTTTAGCGGTAAAATGTCAGTTTATGATGTTATTAAAGGTTGTTTAGACAGAACACGTTTATCTTTAGATATAAATACAAGTGTTTACGTTGAATATGTTGATTATACAGGAACAAATATTTTTAAAGACATATATGTTAATTCAGATCGTTTCATAAAAGATAAAAACGATATTATTATAATGGATTGCAATGAGGTTTTAACTTCCATGTTAAATTTATTTTCCGCAGTTATAACTCAACAAGATGGGCAATGGTGGATTTATAGACCGAATGATTTAGAGTTAAACGGTTATACTGAATTTATTAATCAAACAACTGATGCTGTTTTTACAAAGAATTTAAATGCAGTTTTAGGAAGTCAAATTAATGGATTTTATCCTCATCATGCAAGTGCAAATCAACAAATAGAAGTTAAAGGAGCAATATCGGCATATCGATTGAATTATCAATATGGATTTTTAGGAGGTATTGTTGCAAATCCTACTTTTATTCATTCACCAGAAATGGTATTTAATGCTTGGACAACAAATCCAAGTTTACCAACAGATTTTGCATCTATAATAAATAATCCAAATGACGGATTAGAGATTTCAGTAAAACCAGCAAATCCAGATTTCCCTTTAAATATATTGACATCTGATCCTATAACTGTTTTTCAAGATGATGTTTTAAATTTAATAATAAAAACATCAACAATAAAAAATGGAGGTATTTATGATACAGGTCAAGCAAGATTATTTTTTAAAATATCTACAAGTGATGGATATTATTTAAATCAATCAAATCAATGGACAACTACAAATTCAAATTTTACTTTTACAGTAGATGCATTAAAAAATTCAGAAAGATTTTATACAAATGAAATTATATTGCCTCCAATAATAGGAGACTCCGAAATTACAATAATAATAATATGTCCTATTGTAGGTTCTTTTGATTTTGAAGATATAAATTATACTATAAAATATAGTGAAATACAGATTTTAGACAATCAAATAAATAATAAAAAAATAATAGGAGAATTTCACACAGTTACTCGTTTATTGCCTCCAAGTTCAATTACTAAAGAAAATCAAAAAGTTTTTAATGGCGATGGTGATAGGGTTTTAATTGGTTCTATATATAAAGATGATTTAGTAACTTTAACAACTTTTTGGAGTAGAAAAAATAAGTTTGAAAATTTACCTTTATTAGGTATTTCAGCTATGGATGATTTAAGAATACAATCAAATCCAATCAAAGTATTTACTGGCGATATTTATGGATATATTCCTTATTTATCAGTAGTTACTATTGATAATGTTTTTGGATTATTTATGCCTATTGAATGGGATTATGATTATAAAAATAATATAACAAAAGTAAAATTATTACAATTTTATAATACGGACATTGCAGATATTCAATATACAATAAGTCCTGATTATGGAAACAATACAGTTAAGCCAACTATTAAAGGATAGTTTTTCTTATTGGCAATCCGTTTTCATCTTCTTTAACAGTAAACACCACTTTGCATCGGCAGTTAATTACATTTCCTGCCTTTGCATTTGGATCACCTGGATACATTATATTTTCACCGCTTGTAAAAAATGGCTGATTAAGACCAACTTTAACGCCATTCATATCTAAATGGTCATAAATTGAATTAGGCGGTCTGCGGGTTCTGTTATCTTGCACACTTATCCAAGTTTTCTCTAATACGAAATCGGAGTTTTGAGCAGCTACAACAGTAGCAAAATTAGTTGCGGTTGTGGTTTCAGTTCGTGCTATTCGTAACGCTTGATATTTATACCATCCAAACTTTTTTTGCAAGTTTCGAGTAATATCTTCAACTGATAGGTTATTCTCATAACCATTGGCTATAACAGCAACTATTGCATCAATTAACGTTTGATGTACGGAAACAATACGTAAACCCATATTTGAGTTAAGCCAGTTGGCTATAATTGTTTCAAAGTCTAATTCAGCTTTAATGCTTCTTTTAATACGTTTATATTGTGGATTGCCTAAAGTAGTATAAATCTCTTTATACATATCCTTTATTTGAGTTTGAGTAACG